TTGTAGAATAGGTGCAAAAAGTTTAAAAAACTTGTTTACAAATGACTAAAAGTATGGTATAATATATACTATTATGGCAAAAATACTAAAGTTTCCTACGCGTCAGGAACTCGAAGAAAAAGAATCAATTAAAATACTTGATAATTACAGTGATAATTGTATAGATGGCGCGCACTTCTTACTCGAAGTTCTCGAGGAATTTATTAATACCGGCCAGGTACATCCAGATTTTATTGACATGAACTTTCGTGATGAGACAGTACAAGAGTCTCGTGACATGTTTGTTGTTGTTAATATGATAAATGCAATGTTTCAAAGATACTATGGTATGCCTCATCGTTTACATAGAGAGATGGACAGATCTTATATTGCCGTAAAAAAATTGATTGAGCTCAATGAAAAAGCTCAAGAAGAACTCGATGATTTCGATATAATATTTACTCCGGAGGAGCCTGATGATACTGATTGATTATAGCCAAATTGCTATTAGTAATATAATTGTACAAAAATTAAATGATGAAGATATGATAAGACATATGATACTGAATAGTATACGTATGTACAATAAGAGATATCGTGAACAATATGGCCAATTGGTTATATGTGCAGATGGTATGAATACATGGAGAAAAGAATTCTATCCATTCTACAAAGCAAGTCGTAAGAAGAATCGTGATGAATCAAGTCAAGATTGGACTGAAATCTTTAGAATTCTACATCTTGTAAGAGATGAAATAAGAGACTATTTGCCATATAAAGTATTACATCTTGAAGGCGTAGAAGCAGATGATATTATTGGTACACTTACTATGCAAACACAAGAGTTTGGTATGGATGAACCAGTTATGATTGTATCCTCAGATAAAGACTTTATTCAACTACAAAAATTTAAAAATGTAAAACAATTCAGTCCAATACAAAAGAAGCTTGTGACTGATGACAATCCAAGAACATACTTATTTAATCATGTTATGAGAGGAGATAGTGGTGATGGTATACCTAATGTTCTCTCAGCTGATGATACATTTGTATCTGAAAAGAATCAAAGTCCATTACGTCAAACTAAAATTAATGAATGGTTAGAGAATGCAGATAACCTAAGAGAAGTAATGGATGAAGATACATATAGGAATTATCAAAGGAATAAAAAACTTATAGATTTAACTGATATTCCTGAAGATGTACAACAAACTATTATAAATAATTTTAATGGGCAAGCAAAAACGCCAAATATGAAAGTACTAAATTATTTAATAAAGAAAAGATGTAACAATTTGATTGAAGTCGTGGAGGAATTTTACAATGGCTAAAAAATTATTAACTGAAGTTTTATCAGAAGCTTCAAAACTTAAAACCAAACCAGAACGAGTCTCGTTTCTGCAGAAAAATAGATCACCAGCACTTATGGATATACTCAGAGTAGCATACGATGATGATATCGTATCAATGTTACCAAAGGGTGCACCTACATATCGTAAAGATGATGCTCCAGCTGGTCATGAATTTACAACATTACATAGAACACATAGAAGATTTAAATACTTCTTTAAAGGTCCTGTAGCGCAACAAACACCAGCATTACGAAGAGAAGGAATGTTTTTAAGCCTATTAGAATCTTTAAATGGAGATGAAGCTGAATTGCTCGTAGCGGCGAAAGATAAGTCGCTAAAATATAAAGGTATCACGAAAAAATTGATTCAAGATACCTTTCCTAATTTGATTAAAAAGTAAGGAGGTGATCAACATCTATACTTATATTATGATAATATTAAAATTAATTAACAACATTTGGAGAATGCCTATGAGTTTTATTCAAATTGAAAGACTGAAGAAAGATATTTCTGAAGCACAATATTATCAAAAAAGATTAATTAAAAAAGGGAAGCATGTATTAGCTTATAAAATGGGTAAAAAGATTGATTACATGTCTCACATGTTGAATGACATAAAAGCAGTTTAGGAGGAACAGGCCGAGAGGCCGTAAGGCCTCTCATTTTACATTATGAATTTGTTTATATTAGATAATGATCCAGTGAAAGCAGCGCAAATGCAATGCGATATTCACGTTAATAAAATGATTGTTGAGTCAGGTCAAATGCTCTCAACAGTCCATCGAATGCTTGATGGCACGATGGAAAGAAGACTCTCTAAGTCAGGTAAAGTAAGAGTACAATACTGGAAACTTGATGATGAAAGAGAAGATATACTCTACAAAGCATGTCATTTCAATCATCCATGTACAATATGGTCAAGAGAAAGTGATGCAAATTATCAATGGCATTATGAACATTTCATTGCTCTTTGTAAAGAAAAAGAATATCGTACAGGAAAGGTACATTTGACTTATACAAAATTACATGAAGTACTTAAAACTCCACCAAAAAATATTCCTATAGGTTCAATGACACCATTTAAACTTGCAATGAAGAGTAATCCAGAATGTATCTTTGAAGATGCAGTACAATCTTATCGAGCATTCTATCAAACAAAACAACATCGATTTAAAATGAATTGGACAAAACGTAACGTACCGGAGTGGTTTGTATATGCCTAGTTATAAATTTTTAGAACATAGATATACCTTTAAAGGAAACTTTGCTTATGCAGCTGACTGTATAAGACACTCATTAGATATGATGGGTTATACAGAATCAGAAACAGAAGACGCAGATCTTTATATTTACAATCATACATGTAGAGATTTAGAACCTGATATGCCAGAGAATTCTATTATCTTTAAACCAACAGCACCAACCAGTAAACATTTTCAAATATGTGATTTAGGATATGCAAATTCATCTGATATTACTTTTGATGAACCAATGTATGAATGGAAAAAAGTTCATGATTATGAATGGAATGAAGTACAAGATTTAATACAAAGAAGAGCAAATAAGTGGGATGATTCCATAATGCTTAAATGGCCTGACGCTGAACATGTAAAAGAAGATCATATATTAATAATAGGTCAAATGCCAGAAGATGAAACAGTAATGGGATTTGGCTTTGGTGATCATTGGAAAAAGATGTGTATGATCGTCGACAAATTAAATGATAGAGATAATCTTGTTATTAAATTACATCCAAGAATACGTAAAGCATCACATCGTATACGAGATATAAATAAACAAATAGAAATTTGGAAAGAAGCTGGTCATCAAGTATTTAGTGGATATGAATCAATTCATAGCGTATTACCACATACAAGAGTAGCAATTACAGAAAATAGTACTGCTGGAATAGAATGTATGATGCATGATGTACCAATTATTTCTTATGGTTATCCAGACTATCATTGGATTACAAAAGATTTAAGAATTCTTACAAGACTTAATAAACATGTAGATGATTTATCTTGGTGGAATATATCTAATAGTAGAAAGTTTTTATTATGGTATATGTTTGAATACTTATGCTATGATATACCATCAACAATGAAGAGATTAGAGGAATTAATATAATGCCAATATACGAATTTATGAACGAAAATACTGGTGAAGTTGAAGAACATATGATGAAATATTCAGAACAAGAACAGTTTCTTAAAGACAATCCACATTTAAAACGAGGTATATATTCTGCACCTGGAATAGATTTTGATGGTGGTAAAGGAATGCTTCAAAGAGCTGGCGATGGTTGGAAAGAAGTTCAAGATCGTATTAAAGGTGGTATGCCTCCAAGATTGCGTGATAATATCAAGACTAAATAATGCAAAGACCAAGTAGACTTAGAAAAGAACATTTAAGAAAATTAGAACCTTTAACCAAGAATCAAGAGATTGTATTTGATTCATATAATAAAGGTAATCATCTTATATTGTCTGGTTCCGCTGGTACAGGTAAAACATTTCTTGCAACTTATTTAGGTTTATCATCAGTACTAGGAGATGAAAGACAAGATAAAGTTGTAATCGTAAGGTCAGCACTACCAACAAGAGACATGGGATTTCTTCCTGGTGAAAAGGAAGAGAAAGAAGCAGCATATATGGACCCATATATTTCTATTGTAAATGAACTCTTTCAAGATAAAGAAGCTTGGAAAAAAATGGTTCAATTTAAACATGTAGAGTTTCTTACAACATCTTTCATCAGAGGTATTACAATACAAGATGCAGTAGTGATAGTTGATGAAGCTCAAAACTGTAACTTTCATGAACTTTGTAGTATCATCACAAGACTTGGAGAAAATTGTAGATTTATATTGTGCGGAGATTATTATCAAAGCGATTTCGTAAAGCAAAATGAAAAAAGTGGTTTATATTCATTTATAAATATCATTAATAATATGAAATACTTTGATCATATTGAGTTTGAGTGGAGTGATATTGTAAGAAGTGGATTGGTAAGAGACTTTATTATGACTAAAGAAATGTTAGAGAAAAAAGAATTATGAAATTTGTACATGAACCCGTTGATCTTGGTTATAATGATCTTGAAGCAGTTACAGGAGATAAAGGTAGATTCTATACCGATCCTGAAGGAAATAAATACGCATCAGTTACAACTGTTCTTTCAATACTTTCAGAAGAAGCAATACAAGCGTGGCGTGCGCGCGTAGGAGAAGAAGAAGCAAATCGTATCTCTCAACAAGCCAGTTCTCGTGGAACAACTGTTCATAATATAATCGAAAAATATGTAGCAAACGATCCTGAATATATTAAAGATGAAATGCCGCATAATGTTCAAACATTTAAAGATGTTCAACCAATATTAGATGATTGTGTTACTAAGGTATATCAACAAGAGGCTCCACTCTTTTCAAAACATTTAGGACTAGCTGGAAGAGTAGATTTAGTTGGCCAATGGAATGGAGTAAACTCTATTATTGATTGGAAGACATCAAGAAAATTTAAAAAGAAAGAATGGATATCTAGTTATTTTATGCAGTGCGCAGCTTATGCGATTATGTGGGAAGAAAGAACTGGAATGCCAATTAAACAATTAGTAGTATGTATTGCTGGTGATGAAGGACCACAGGTCTTTATTGAAGATCGTGATAATTGGACAACAGATTTAATAAATACTATCAACGAATATAAACGCAGAAAACTCTTTGGGAGATAGAAATGGCAAGTAATTATAGAGGACGAATTTTAGATACTGTAAAACTACATGCAAAAGCACATGTTGAAAAGCATCTTATGAATGTTGAAGTTTTAGTGGGATCGCATGTTGGAGTAGCAGAACATCCAGATCTTATTGAAACTGTAGAAAAAGAGCTTATGGAAGCAGCTAAATACCAAGACGTATTAGACATGCTAAAGCAAGTCAGTTAAGCAAAAAATCTTATAAATAGATATTTACAAATAACACAAAATGTGGTATAATATCTATTATGTACAGTTTTAGCGAGTTTTTAACAGAAGGAAATAAAGGTCTTACAATATTTGATATTGATGACACTATGTTTACTTCAAAAGCTCGTGTAAGAGTACTGAATAAAAAAACTAATAGAGTAAAAGAACTTACACCACAACAATACAATAGTTATAAACTTGGTAAAGATGAAGAGTGGGATTACGGTGAATTTAAATCATCAAAGATATTTTATCAAACAGCTACTCCAATTGCAAGAATGGTAGCAAAGGCAAAAGCCATAATTAAAAATGCTACTGCAAAAGGTTCAAAAGTCATTGTTGTGACTGCAAGAGCTGATATGGATGATAAAGATCTCTTTATAAAAACTTTTGAAGCTCATGGTATACCAATGAAAAATGTATACGTTGAAAGAGCTGGTAATATGGGTGGTAAGAATAGCGCAGCAAATAAGTCTATCATCTTTAAAAAATATTTAAAGACTGATGAATATGCAAGAGTAAGACTTTTCGATGACCACAAAGAAAATTTGGATGCTTTATTAGATTTAAAAAGAGAGTTTCCAAATGTTGAAATGTTTGCTTATTTAGCAAATAAAAATGGTAGTGTAAAAAGAATTAAGTGATATATAATAAATTAAAAAGTGCAGCTTACGGCGAAGGTAGAAGATATTTTAGATGGTGGTTGCAGTGGAGTGGGAGAAGATAATGCCGACAAAATTAGGTAAATCGCATACAACAATAGATCGAGCTACTAAAAAAGCTACAACAGTACATCCATACATAAAAGGATTTAGTAAAACAGAATTAATCGAAAAATATAATAATTCAAATACTCGTCCAAAGGATAAACAAAAAATTAAAAATGAATTAGTAAAAAGAGGCGGAGTAGTTTTTGAGTAAACAAGCAAAATATAGAGAACAAACATACGGTTTAAGTAATTATCGTTTAGGTTTACGAAAGAAAGAAAGGAATCGCAGACTCATAGGATTAGGAGTTGCTGTGGCCTTTTTAATTATTGCTGGATACTTATTTCTAAATAAATAATGAAAAATAAAAATGATATAACCGGTGATTTAATTAAATCCAAAACCGGTGGGCAAAAAGCCTATGCTGATGGTTGGGATGCTATATTTGGTGTCAAAGGCCGTAAAAAAACTCCAAAACATGGCGCAACGCAAATTCACAAAGATAAGACAAAACAGATACCGAGAGATTATAAATATAATAATATAGAGGAATAGATATGAGTATAGACATTAATGCTTTTGATTTTGGTTTTACTGCGGTAGACGAGAATGAATTAGAAGCGGTACAAAAATTATCATCAGAAGCTTCAACAGTTTCTGCAGCTGCAGAAGAGAATGAAGAGAAGCTTAATAAATTGTATAACGCAATTTTACCTTTATTATCAAATTTAAAAGCAAATCCAGAAAAGGATTATATTTACTGGCCAAATAGAACAGAAAAAGTAGAAGCTTTTGAAGATCACATAGCAGGAATCATTAAGTAATGGCAATAGGAACAACCAATATATCAATGGGTAATATTTTTGGAGAGGTAAATGATACACTTCCAGGTGGTACTAATGTTTCTTTAAAAACACAATCTGAAAATGCTGCAAATACTACTCATACATCTACAATATCTGGATATACTTCTCCTGGTGGAGGACTAACAGGAGCTCCGTACGGCATGGGAGAATTTGGTGGATATATTAATATATCATATGACGCTTGGCCAACAGATGAGCTTGGTGCAACTTTTCCATATTTACAGTGGGGTACAGAAAATCATTATGGAACAAATTACATACAAGTAGGTTGTAATTATAGTCAATTCCATGATAAAAATAATGATAGACTTGTTCATAGGTCGAGTAGCTTTGATTCCACTGCAGCATCTACATTTAATTATGCATATCAAGATTATACAGGATTAGATAATGCTACATTTCAAGCTAAAGCAGATTATAATACAACACTGGATGCTGGTTTAACTAATGCAGCTACATATTCTGAAAATCCTGCATCATATTCACCAGCATCAGGTACGTGGACAAATGTAAGTTCCAGTGGTTATTCACCAACATGGCAATGGACTATAGAGCTTTTTACTGGTAATTTTGGAACAGCAACAATTACTTCATCATATTCAAATCCTAAAGGTGTTGTATTTTATAGTAGAGCAAATTTAAGTGGTACATATTATCCAAATAGTTCTGGTTATAACAACCAAACAGATAATGAGTTTCCATTGGTCGATGCAAGTGTAAATTTACAGCTGACAAGAGGAACAACACCTCAACCTCAAGGACCTGCATAATATGATTATAAAAAGACCTAGGAGCTTTAATGCACCTAAAATGTCACCTTATCAAATTAAACATTATCATACAGACAATATATTTGCTGTAATAGAAGTTTCTACAAAGCAAAAAATGGGAAATTTTAAATCATTACAAGAAGCAGAAGCATTTATGTGGAGCTTAATACCAAGGGTAAAATAATATGTTTTTTAAAAAGGAGCAAGATATGAATATTGAACAATTAAAAGAAACACTAAAAGTTGACGAAGGAGTAGTTTATGAAATATATAATGACCACCTTGGTTATCCTACATTCGGTATCGGCCATCTTGTCTTGGAATCAGACCCAGAACATGGGGCTGAGGTTGGCACTCCAGTCTCAGAGGATAGAGTTGATGAGTGCTTTGAAAAGGATGTAGAAACAGTAATAGAAGATTGTAAAAAATTACATGATGGTTGGGACGGTTATCCTGAAGAGGTAAAACAAATCGTTGCCAACATGATGTTTAATATGGGACTCACGCGCTTGAGTAAGTTTAAACGCCATAATGCAGCGCTGCAGAGTGGTGACTGGAAGGAGGCTGCTGTAGAAGGCAGAGATTCACGATGGTACAAACAAGTGACGAACCGAGCCGAGAGACTTATGTCGAGACTCGAGGCGGTATGAGGTATTATCACAGTAACGAACCACAAATAAATAAAGGTTGGTATTGGTGCAGTGATAAGCAAGGATTTTTCAGATGGTCTGATGTGAATAAATCATTATCTGAAATTATTAATAATAAATAAAATATGGAGGCATTATGTTCAATTGGCTAAAAAATCTTTTCGGATTAGGCGAGCCATCAGGCGTAAGAGCTCGAAATGCAAAGGGAAGATTTGTTGCAGATGATAAATCAACTCCTAATGTTAACGAAGCTTATGTAGATGGTAAGACACCAAAGAAAAAAGCTCCTGCTAAAAGAAAAGCTCCGGCTAAAAAGCCAGCAGCTAAAAGAGGCAGACCTAGAAAAAATACAAAAAAGTAAATTGATAGAAGTAACAGATGAAGCTATTCAAAAAATTATTCAGCTCCAAGAAGAAAAACAATTTGATTATATACGGATTGGAGTTACGGGAGGCGGCTGTGCTGGTTTTGAGTATGTTTTCACTGATAATACTGATATCTATCCTGACGACCTAGTATTAAACTACGGTAAATGGTCTTTTTTAATTAATCAAGAGTCTCAACCTTATATTGAAGGTATGACTCTTGATTACGTCTATGAAGGACTTAATCAACTATTTAAATTCATCAATCCCAAAGAAAAAAATGTGTGTGGATGTGGCGTTTCGGTAACTTTTTAATATAAATAACAACATGGAAGAAGTATTAGCGCTGATAAGCGACGTAGGATTACCTATCGCCGGCGCATTAGTTATGGGCTTCTTCATATTTACTATTATTAAACAGATACTTGAAGGTGTTGTAGATGATATAAAAACTCTTACAATGTTCTGTGAATCATTAGAAAATCGTGCAAGAACGATGAGTAATGAAATGGTAAAAATAGACTTATTAGTAAGTAGTGCATTAGAGTTACGACCTGATATCGAAAGAATTGCAAGAGCAGAAAATTTTGTCGAAGATGGTAAACTTGATGTGAGAAGAGATTAGTATGATAGATAATGTTGCAAATTTAATAACTCAATATGGGTTTCCCACAGTAATGGTTATAGGTCTTGGTTATTTTGTATATTTTGTATATAATTTTATTCAAGAGCATTTAGATCCAGCAACTGAAAAAATGCATTTTCAACTAATACGTGTAATTGATCAGATGCGTATGCTCGATCAAGATTTAATTCGTCTCCAGCAAAAGGTAGACACAGTATTAGAATATAAAGAAAATGAAAAGAAAAAAACTAACTCCCCAAAAAATCAGAGAAAAAGCTGAAGTAATTACATTATGTGGATTATTTCTTATATCATTAGCTGCAGTATCGCCAAACATTCATGCATCTCCAATTGTTCACGAGTTTAAAAATCCATCATTTAGTGGTATAGGAACTGGTGCTCATTATTTAACAATTGAAAACCAAGAACATTCACGTAAGAAAGCAATAGAAGAAGCTCTTGAATCTGCAAGAAAAGCTGCAGAAAGAGAAGCAGAAAACACAACATTAGCTAAGTTTATTCGTAACTTAGAGAGCAGAATCTATGCTCAATTTGCAAAACAGCTCGTTGAGTCAATGTTTAGTAATGATAATCCAGCATCATTTGGTTCATTTGTATTAGAAGGAAATACTATTACATGGAATCTTGAAGTTGATGAAGCTGGCGTAGAATTTATTAGATTAACAATTGTTGCTTCAGATGGTACAACAACTGAGGTAGTAATTCCAGTAGGTACAGGCAATTTTGGCCAAGATCCAGACACACCACCTGCAGGTGGCGATGGTTAAGTATTTACTTGCAATTGTATTAGTACTACAAGGATGCGCTTCAGTTCCGAGATGGACAGAAGATCCTCAAAACTGTAATCCTGCAACATGGGAAGAAGGTGTTGATTATCCAGGTGATGTATGGAATTACGCAAAAGCAGCTGGAAGAACATTTAAAAGAGTTGCTCCTTTAATTTGTGTTGAGAATCCAGAGGTTGTAAAATTACCTTCTTATATAGAATTACTACAAATACCACCAGCAAAAGAAATGCCTGTTGTTGCTGTATATAATTTTGCAGATAAAACAGGACAAAGAAAAGCACGACCAGGAATTGCAGATTTTTCAACAGCCGTAACTCAAGGTGGAGTTGAAATGACTATTGATGCTTTAAAAACTGCAGGTCAGGGAACATGGTTTCGTGTTGTAGAAAGAGCTGGGATAGACCATCTTGTAAGAGAAAGACAAATCATAAGAAGCGCAAGACAAGATGTTGCAAAACAACAAGGTCAAGAAAAATATCAAGAATTGAATCCACTATTATTCGCAGGAATAATTATTGAAGGTGGAATAATTGGTTATGATACTGACATTAAAACCGGAGGACGAGGCGCACGAACTCTAGGTATTGGTGTAAGTAATCGATATCGTCAAGATGTCGTAACAATAAGTATGAGAGCCGTATCGGTTCTAACAGGTGAAGTTTTATTAAATGTACAAACTCGAAAAACTATATTTAGTTATGGTTCTGGTGGCGATGTATTTAGATTTATCGAAGAAGGAACTCAACTAGTAGAGTTTGAAGACGGAATTGGAAATAATGAGTCAGTGACTTATGCAGTACGTACAGCAATTGAAGCTGGAGTACTGGAATTAATATACCAAGGCCACAGACGTGGTTATTGGAAAATCGAGGGGTATAACGAAAATGAATAAACTATATAGTATAATCCTAGCTGGATTATTAGTGTCGACTGGATTCGTTTTTGCACAAGCCACTGATGATAACGAAGTTAATATATTACAATCAGGTGATACACTTAGTTTGTATATAGACCAATTAG